AGAACATGACTAAGAGCAAAGAGTTCACCCCCAAGCTTGTGGACTACTGGAAGCGTATTGAACAGCCTACAGAAGTACTGCTTGCTAAGATGAGGCGTAAAGGCGTCCTCGTCAATATTGAGTACTGTGCCGTTATGGAATCTATCGGCAGAGAGCGTATGGCGGAACTAGAGAGCGAGTTGGGTGGAAAAGCAAGCTCTCCTAAGTTCCTAAAGTCATTGCTCAATGATAAGTTGGGATTGCCCGTCCTGCTTAACAAAGAGAATAAGGTCTCCTATGACAAAGAAACGATGGGACGTTATGAAAAGCGATTGCAGTTCATCGCAGACAATGAAATCAAGCTCTACGGACATAGCGACGTGGGAGCTTTGGCGCAACGGATACTCGAATATCGTGGTTGGCAAAAGGCCGTATCAGGTTACTATGAACCATATCAACGGTTCGTTGATAACGATGGGAGGCTACGAGCTTCATACAACATCACAGGTACAAGGACGGGTCGCTTTTCATGTTCCGATCCTAATCTCCAACAAATCCCTAAGGAATCTGATAAAGAATGGTCTAAGGGTGTTAAAGGCGCTCTTATTGCGGAGTCAGGTTACGGACTATGGGAACTCGACTACGCTCAGCTTGAGTTCCGACTTGCCGCCGCGGCTAGTCACGAAGACGAACTCATTGAAATTTTCGCCGATAGCCAGCGTGACATTTTTACAGAAATGGCTGTCGTTCTTGGCATGGTACGACAAGACACAAAAACGCTTAATTATTCTATCCAGTACGGAGCCGGAACACCAAGGGTTATGGATGCGTTTAACGTATCGGAGAGTCATGCCCGGAACATTATTGAGAATTACTACAGGCAGTACCCCAACCTTAGGTCTGCATCCAAGCACTTCGGTAACTTGGCCAAACGAAGTGGCCACGTCGATATTTGGTCTGGACGTAGAAGGCATTTCCGTAACCCCGGAAAAGAGTTTTATAAAGCCTTCAACTCCTATATTCAAGGCGGCGCCGCCGATCTTGTAAAGCTGGCCATGATTGAAGTGGACAGAGAAGTGTGTGATGAGAATTGCAGGCTTCTTCTACAGGTCCATGACTCATTGGTACTGGAAATTAAAGAAGGGATGGAGGACTACTACCTCCCTCTTATCCGTGCAATTATGGTGCGGTACTCGGATTACTTCGGCGTTCGATTGGACGCTGATGCTCATAGGTGGTCTAAGCCACAGGAAGTAAAGGAACTGATTCATGTTTAGCCGGATTAATTGCTGGGGTTGCGGTACCGACGTGGAGAAGAAGAAGCTCACTACTGGTGTTCTTCTTGAACGTTACCGTGGCCGGTTCAGGACTATCAAGCGGGTATGGCTGTGCATGGTGTGCAGTACTCAGCATGATAAGATGAACGACGCCGTATATGAGGTATGCCGGTGAAAGTCAAAGAGCTTATAGACAAGCTGGCCGTATTTGACCCCAATATGACCGTCGTTATCGAGGATTCGGAACACGGTACTGAGGGTATTGGTGATCCTTATGTAGACGAAGCCTATTATGAGTACCCTGATAAGGCTAAAGTAATCTGTATTCCGTCTGCTTGGGAAAGCTATAAGGTGGATGAAGAATATGTTATCAAAGGGGAGCCTGTAAAGCATACGCCGACCCCCTTTATGGACGCTCTAGTGGAGAGTCACAGGGACCAGCTTCAGCGTCAGCTTCATCCTACCTTTTATAAGGACGTAGGTACGCCCCGGGCAGGTGGCGAGGTAGTCACTTTCAAGATTATAAGGGGAGACGAATGACCCTAGTACTTAGCTTTGACCCCGGTAAGAATCACGGTGGTAGGAACTCAGGATCAGGCTGGTGTCTACAGGATGAGAATACGGTATACGACTTCGGGGTTACGCAAGACCTTGTGGAGTTTCTGGCTTGGGACGTATTCGCACCGCTCAAGAAGCTGGGCATCCGGCCTGACATTATCGTCTACGAGGGTTATCAAATCCGAAAGGAAACAGTAGCCCAGAACGTCGGTATCCCACTTAGTACTGTGGAGAATATCGGAGCTATCAAGCTCTTTGCGAGGTCTCTTAAAGCTGAAGTTGTAAAGTTCATGCCTGCCCAAAAGCCTACACAATGGAAGGCCACAGGAAAGAACCCTACCAAGGTTCCCAAGGCACAGAGTCACTGGATAGACGCCTACAATCACGGGAGGTACTACCTTATCACCCGTAACCTTGCACCGTCGGCCCTAGAAGAAGAGATAATGAAAGGACAGTAATGGGGGCTCTTGAAGATATCTTTGCACAATACGGTGCGGAAGTACCGCCTACCCTGAGTGCTGATATTGAAGAGGCTATGGACGATACCCCTGAAGAGATTCGTCTTGAGGGAGAGTGGATGCTTTACTCGCTAAAGTATCCACTCTCCCCCCGCATCACTAAGACATGCAGTCGTTGTGGTGAGCCTTTTCAGACCAATTACAATGGGGTGGGTAACTGCTCTAACCGGTGTGTTATAGAGGAACTAAGAGAGAAGTTCGGTCTTCTGTGGACACCCGGTAACAGGAAGAATAAAGAGAAATGGGAGACTAGAGTCCCTGCCTCTATCATTCCTTATTCTGCTTTGAGGGCTATGAAAAAGCTGGTAGTTCAAGCAGAAGCTGATCTAGGGAAGCCAATAGAGATTGGGGTTTCTGTCGAGAAGTTTGTTTTGCCGATACCTTCGCGGGTTGGCCAACGTGCTTCGGTTTCTGAGTCAACCTATAAGCTCCCGGATTTGGCTGAACCTGAGAAGGCTTCTGAACCACTACCGGTTCATCCTTCACATAGTCCAGAAGCTTTGGTTCAGGAGGATTCTGTTCCAGAACCTCCTTCGGAAGATCCTTTCGCAGAGCTTTTCTCTCTGTAGTAGTGGTACCACCAAACATACCTTCTACTTCATTGATAACTGCCCATTCTCTACAGAGGTCCTGAACAGGGCACATAGCACAGATGCCCTTAGCGGCCTTAATAGTTGATTTAGTCAAGTCATCCCCGAACAGCTTAGGGTATGACGTGCAAATGGCTTGTTGAGACCACACTTTGCGGTGGCTTGACAGGACTGTATACATGATTATGTTCTCTTTCCCCAGCGGATAAGATCATCTTAACATCGTGTATTTAAGTGGTCAAGCAACATGAGAGTACGTGTCTCAGAAGTTTTCCAAACAAATGTACCCCCGGGGCTTGACTCCCGGGGGTACACCTGTCACTATAGAAGTAGTAGGCCCCGTCCTCCAATTCGACAGCGGAGGGCGGGGCTTCGGGCTGTCTAGGCTCCCTTCTGAGCCTGAACAGTACCCGGCAGTGGATCAACCGGCGCGGGACCTACTTCTGTAGGAATCGGGTTAGGATCAGTAGAGTCCAACGACTCCCCCGGCAATCCACCGGCCCTATTAGGCACCCGCCAAGTTACCCCATAACTGGCGAGTACTGCTAGGACAATAATGCCCCACTGTGCCTGCGTAAGATACTGAATACCTTGTGCAGTAGCAGGCTGTAGGTCAAGGGCAAGTACAAGAGTTCCCACAAGGGCGGCTACACCAGAGGCAATAGCCTTAGACACCTTGAGAATTTCATTTCCTACTGTGTTCATTTTAAGCTCCCATGAGACGGTTGGGTCGGAGATAACCGAGTAGAGCTGTTTTACTGAGGTTAACAATAGCTGAAGCTCCGTTAGGGCCGGCGGCCGTAGCATTGTTAGAAAGAGTCTTAACAGTACCGTCACCATTATCTCCGAGTATAATTCCTACATGTGATCCCGGAGTATAGCCTCCTTTAGCCCAAATGGCTACATCACCCATCTGAGGCCTCTGGCTCCGGTCTATCTGTGTATAAGCACGAGGGTCGTGATTATTCCAGATTTCATCTGCGGTACCTACCATTGGTGCACTACCGCCCACAAACCCGGTAGTGTAGAAATCGTAAAGGTCAACGCATTGTGCGCCATACCAATGGTCATAATCAAGATACTTGTTGGTATTCTGACTAATCCAGTTGAGCGATCCATTAGCTGCCATTGTAGGGGCGGCGACTTTACCCTGTGGCTGTTCCATAGTAAGGTAGTCCACAAGCTTTTGAGCATTAGCGTACTGAGCTTGGTAGTTAGAGCCGTCTGCAAAAGCACTTCTCTGCACCGCCTGAGCGGCCTGCCAAGGAGTCATTCCGTTATGCTGTGTACTAGCCAGTGTATCGTAGAACTTACCGATAGCGTAATTAGGGTCCATGATCTGATTAGGATTACCCCAACCCTGAGAAGGCCTCTGCTGAAATAGCCCAAGAGAGTCCCTATCCCCGCCTGCTATATTGTGGAGAGACGACTCGGTAAGACCGGTCATAACTGCCGTCTCAATATCCTGACGGGACATACCCCGCTGTAGGCCATTCTGGATAATAGCCCTAGCATTCTGAATCTGATCACCGCTAAAGCCGGGAACATTGACCTGATTACCGGCCAGTGCAAGGTTAGAGGGATTACCTCCGCTATTGCTTATCTGCTGAGCCTGCTGAGCCTGTTGCTGGGCCAACTGTGCCTGATGCTGTTGGGCCATAGTAGCGGTGTCGTGATTAGCTTCCTGACCAATAGCGTCAATATCTGACGTATCAATGTTAGGAGGGGGCGTATTAGGAACACCCCCTACTGCCTCAGAAGGCTTAGGCGTCTGGTTAGCGGTATGGGCGGCGTTAGTATCCGCACTGCCTCCCGCACTAGCACCCTGCATAGCGGTCTGGTTAGGTAGCTGTCCTGCCGCTTGTGCAGTATTAGCTACCGGAGTAGCAGTACCAGCCGCAGGTGCACCCATATTCATATTAGGGACATGCTCCACAGAGGGGGCCGGATTAGTCTCAAAAGGCTGTGCGCCATAAGACGTAGTAGCGTTATCAACATGCTGGCTAAGGCTATCAAGATGCCTCTGCATAGCAGGGTGAAGGTCACCGTATCCCGCACTACCTGTGGAGGTATCTTCTCCGTACTGAGTAGTCATTAGCGGTTATTCCTTTGGATATCTGAGCGTAGGGCGGACTTAGCGGTCTTAGCTTCAGCTATACTAGAGCGAAGGTCCGCAGGTGAATTGTAATCTGTGGCATGGAGTCCTGTAAAGAAGTTGAATACATCGGCAGGGATACCAGTTCCCGGTACAGGCATTGAGTTGCCCTTATCGGTACGGTTCTGAGTCGGGTTGTATAGCTCTTTACCCGTGCCTTTGGAAATCATATCCAGCTG